GTATTCATCCGATACCTATATCCTTCTTCAAAACTCTGCCAATCGCCTTTACTATCTCATTCTCGTAGGCAAAAAAAGCAGGGTACAAATACGGTTGCGCAGCCATACGTTTTGTCCCAAACTCTACGTAAGGAGCGTATTTAACATTCGTTCCGACTCTTATTATAAGTACGGCAGCATCGCTATCATCCGTCGTGATGGAACTCTTCAGCCGACCCGAAGCAACGGCCACAGTGTCTTTAGCAAGCCCCTCTATTTTGAACGCGCCAATCCTCAACTCATCTTCTATCTGATTCATTTTTCTAAACTGATATTTTTTAAGCTTTGCAAGCGCTTCGGGGATGCCGTCGACTTTTATCGTTATTTTATCTGCCATTACAGCCTCGTTAAATCCGTCACTGCAAGCTGGAGATATCGCTCCTGCTCACTCCAATTCTCGACAAGCTTTATCTCAAACTGCCGACTATTGTGATAGATACGCATTCCCTCTTTTATCCCGCTCCTATAAACGAGGTAAACGTAATAGTCGGGGTATGTGGTCTCTTTGTCATATCCGAGAATCTCCTCTGCTTTTGGAAGCGATTCGAACCGGCAACGCACATGCGGGTAAAGGACGTTCCAACTCGTTGCAATCGTTGCTGCTAGATAACCACCCATACCATCATCGGGAGCACCCAGCGTTTGTTGCATTATCGTGCATGTAGAATCGAGGAGACCTTCAAAGCTCATTATCACACCCTATCCATAAATAACTCAATATCACCCCTACTCAATCCAGCAGAACCAAGTGCCTCATCAAAATCACCCATCGTATAGGCATAAACCCGACCTATTTTCTCACTCTTCAATGAGGCATCCTTGCCGATGAGATTGTATTTGTTCTTTATGAGTTCAATACAGATTTGCTGCAAAAGAGGAGGGATAGTCGAATAGCCACCCGTATATGTTACAAAAATATTTCTCCATCCCTTACTAAAAGTGGACGGAAGATAGAGTATCCCACTATCATAATCTATCTCATAACCATCCAAGGGTTGATCTGGCATCTGAAGATGAATATCCTGATTGAGAGCAAATCTGTTTAGCTTTTTGAATAGTTGATTTGAAGGATAATTATTATAAGCACTGTTCACAATTGAAGCATTCCATCCTGTCCCCGATTCTAAGTTTATGGCTGTTACCATCGCTGGAAGGAGAAGATTAGCGGCAAATGTTTTTATTGCCCCAGAAGCTACCCCATCTACCGTTAAATAAACTCCACCAGTAATAACTCCCAAAGCACTAATGGCAGATGAAACACCTACGAAGGCATTACGGGCTGTAGTTGAGGTACATTTAATCTTTATGACATCCATTTTCCCAGTACACACCTCTTCTACTTCTTCGACTGGCCAGTTCTTGAGGAATACTTTTTGTTCACCTCCATCATAGCGTTCATGGAGATATGGAGCTGATTCAAGATTCCTTCCACAGATACGATTTAGAAAATCTCCGGCACGAGCTATTAGTTGGTTTATGAGATAGTCACCTTTTATTTTAATAGTCTGCTCATTTGCTAAAAGCACACAAGGAAGCTGGCCTGTCTCAAGAAGGTCTAATGACAATGAGCTCGGATGGCAGATAACTCCCGCATGCCAAATATTAGGGAGTAAAGCATTTATAGCTTGCACGAGTAAAGTTATCGTTGAAGTCGCAGGAGCTGCCAAATTCAGGGGTGTCCCAGCAACATTTGCACCATTGCGCTGAATAATTAAGAAGCCAAGCGATACTTGGACAGTGGTCGTTGCGGGCGTTGCCGTCGCATCAGAACAATAGACCCAAAATGCGTCCTGCTCGGCATCGTGACCAAGGTAGGACAATACGTCATCAACTGTTATTAAAGCCATTTCATCCTCTCTTTATCCCACATGATAATGCCTCTTCTCCTTCTCTGGTTTTACTACCATCTTGTGCCTGGGTGGTTCGTCTACTGCCTTGGCGAATCCCGTCTCGATCAGCACCTCTGCAAAATCGGCAGTCACGTCCCGTACGCTACCCCTCTTATGGCAGTCCTTCCAGTCTTTCAGGAATTCGATTCTTGGCATTTTTTTATTTTTTCATAAAGGGCATTAAACCTTTAACATCTGTCCAGGTAATCATCCCGTCGACAAATAAAGTTCCGATAGAACTCAAGCCTGCGTATAAAATCCACATGTCCTTTCCTACGTCGATATTCTTGCTGAATAAAACCGCATAAAATGCTACAGTAACCAGTCCAAGGTTTATCAGCCACATCACCTTTCTGCCGAAATTTCGATTTTTCTTCTCGTTATTTTCCATCTTCTTTTACCTCCTCTGGTGTCGTTGGAGGTGCTATCGATAGAGAAGCTTTAGCCAGTTCGGGTAGAATCATGTCCATACCGATCTCGAACTCGACCTCGATTTTAGCCTTGCATTTCGGGCAGTAGACTATCTTCTTTATCGATGGCAGCTCCATTATGGGTAGTACCTGTTTTTTATTTCTTTCTTTTTCCATAGTTCTCCTTAGTAGGGAAAGGAAGGGGAAGCCCGAGGCCTCCCCGTCTTTTCATTCCAAAAAACATCAAGCCAATAGTGTGGCCTGTTTGTATCGAGCTCTCAACCTCAGTATAACTGCGCTAACAGTAATGGCTGCTCCTCCTGCTGCTGTGATTATCAGTCCAGTATGAGTGTACGTGGCAGTAAAATCCTCTCCTCTTGCAAAGAGAGAGACATCAATAGTACCTGCTGTAACAAGTGTAGTAGCCGCAGCTTTGAGAACAGCTAGTGCTCCTGCAGCGCCGACTCGTTGCCACATCTGACAACTCAAAGTACCCCCTGCATTAGCGTGGCAATGAATTATGTACCAACAAAGATCGTAATTCTGCATACTAAAGTAGATTGCAGGACTTGCGCTGTTGTTGAGAGATACATATACTGTCGCCACATCTGTCTTGATGTTTTCGTCCGGTTTATGTACGTTAGCCAATTTTTCCTCCTATTTAGCTAGTTGGCGTTGTTAATGCCACAAATGGACTCAAGCTGTTAGCTCCCCTGTAAGGCGTTATCGCCTGACTCATCAAGGGTTGGCCGTCAGTCCTGAGTACCACCTTCCAGAATGTCTCGTCAGTCCTGAAGCCGTAATGGCCCTGTCCGTAATCGACTTCACGAGACGCCCATACTCCCATCTCCTTATCGGCTATCAGGTAATGACCTGCGCCGAAATCGGCGAGGGTGATATCTCCCAGAGTACCAAGAGACGGGCATTTTTCGGTCACAATGAACGGTCGACCCCAGAGCGTGCGCTGGCTTAAATCAAGTACCGGAACTGCATTAGCAGCAGGGTCAACGGTTACGAAAAGCCTGTCCAGAACATCGGGGTTCAAGAGCCATACGGCCCTCTCCCAACTGTCCGGAAGAAGTCTTCTCGCCATTCTCCCAATATCCAACCACCTAATGTCACCAGCCACCTGTCTCGGTACGGGGATTAAACAATTTGCATTGAGTATCCCCACCGGTTGGTTGACTCCGTTGCCGTTGATGAAATAGTCATCTTCTATGAACCGAATTGCCTGTCCGAATGCGAGCCGAATGAATTTCTCTAAAGTTCCGTAATCATCCTCAATCTCGTTCGATGCAAAACAGCCACCTACAAGCTTATGTACGGTCAGTTCACACTCTCCAATACTGGGTTTTGAAATTGCGGTGACTTTTTCACCCGCTTCTTCTACCCAAGAGAATGTGATGCCACCAAAGATGTTGGAACTTCTGTCAGTCTCATGGAGTTTTCTGAATTTTACTGAGTTTCCTTTTTTGAGCGTGTAAATCGCATCTTTATCTACTCTCGTCCTTACGATTGAGCTTTCAAGTGCTGCATGATAAATCCCCGAAGCCCACTGCTCGGGAACAAGGAAGCCTCCCTGCGAATCATCACCTTCGGCCATATGGCCTGCGGTTTTTAGCCGATTATCCTGTACTTCGCCGTCACAAGCTTTGCGGACTCTCACTAGAAATTCACCCAGACTTGCAAATCCGCCGTCTTTCGTATCGTATTTCATTTCTATTCCTTAGCTCGTGGCTGCGCCGAGTACGACAAA